GAGGTCAAAACGAGGGAAAAAATGCAAAAACCCAATGGTTTTAAGGGTTTTTCACGGGTCCTTTCCGGGGGGGACGGGCTTGCGGGGCTTCGCCCGATGTTCGAAGCCTTTTTTTTCGCACACTGGTCGGGAGGCCCGGCGGTAAGTACGGCGGCTAGTCCCCCTGCCAGGTCGCCTGGCGCGTTTGCGCTGGCTCTCTCGACTCGGGAGCCCAATTCCATCGCAACGCGGCTACGGCCCCGTATACGAGCGAATCGAGGAAGTGGTTAGCGCCGGATTTTTCCCAACGTTGCCTCGGTGCGGCCCCTGGTTGCTCCTCCCTGACGAGTTGCTCGCTTGTGAGATGTTTGGCAAAACGTCGATGAACAGCGGCCGGGCCGGCAAATAGGCTGATTGATCCGGGTGAATCGAGTGGGATCCGCAAACCCGATTGGACAAGGATTTTCATGGCGTCGGCGTCGAGGGTGAGTTGGTTGATGTTCGCGCGGCGAACCCGCAGGACATGCCATCGGCCAGCCTTGTCGACCTGGCGGATTACGTTTCCGGTCTTGGCGGGGTGGGTATATTTGCGCTTTTGAAGCTGGCTTTCACCGCGTCCGAGCACGGGCATAAAGTCGATCGACCCGCCTCGACTGGCAAGGATGGCGCGGCCAGCGTCGAAAATGGCATCGGGCTCGTGGCCAGAGTCGACATAAGCCGCGGCCAGGGGGATCCGTCCTCGATCGCCATCGCCGACGACCCCGACCGCGAGTTGGTCGACGAGATCGGTGATGGCTCGAGAGATCGCCGACCGGATCGACCACTGGCGGACAGGAACATCTATCGTCCCATAGTCGCATATGTGAAGCGCTTGGCACTCGCGAAGAGCAACTAAAACCCAATGGCAAACGCGCTCGCCGACGTCGGCCCCGAGAACCAGTCGCGTGGTATCTGCTGGAGCCACACCGCGCGGCAACTCGAGCCGGCGCTCCGATACGAGCTCGGGCACCAATAGCTCCGATTCGACGAACGCCGGCGGCCGGTAGGCTTCGCCGAAAACGAATTGCGAGAGTTGTTTTTCAGCGCGCTCGCGTTCGGCGGTCTCGGGCTCGATCTGCTCGGCCGACCAACAGTCGACGGCGATGTCGCCGGCGGTGAGGAACGCATTGTGGAACGCATTGTAGTCGAACCATAGACGGGTGGTCTCAGGCTGTTCGCCGGTGACCTGCCCTCGCTTGTCGATCTGTTGTCCACGGTGTAGAAGTTTCGAGTCGCAAAGCGCCGAGTATCTTTCATCATCATCGAGCAACTCCGCGCAGCTTGGACACTGCCAAGCGGCTTTATCAGCGGCTTCAATCTCGGTTTTGGCGTCCTTCCAACCGACCAGGTTTTCACGCGAAAACCCAACGAATTGGCCACAATGTGGGCACGGTACGACAATTTTGGAATCGCTACTCGACTCGCGAAGAGTACAAGGAAGATGGGTTTCGATCGTCTTCGTTCCCTCGATAAAAAGCCGGCGATCCATGCGCGTGAATGATCGTTGTCTCGCGCGGAGTTGTCGCAGCGGATCAGCTTCCTCGCTTTTGTTTCCAGCCTCAGAAAATCCAGCGGCCTCGGTGACGCATACGATGCGCGCCGTATAGCCCGCCTTCGACTGGTCCGAGCCACCCGAGGCCATGATTTTCAAGACCGCGCCGTTGGTGAGGCTAACCCGATCGCGGATCGTTCCACCCGCCGAACCTGGTCCGCGGCGAGGCAGGAGCCGACGCATCCGCGGGCTAGCTTCCATCGCCGGCCGGATGTCGCTTTCCCACTTATCGACCGCCATCTCATCGAGCGGAACGCCGAAGATCAGACGTTCGCCAAGCTCGGCCGCGTGGTATAGCAGCGGCGCAACGTAGCCTATCAGCGACTTCCCAGACTGGCTCGGCCCACTGTAGACAAACTCCGTCCACCGGCCGGAATCGATCTCATCGACCCACAGCCTAGTGATCGGTTGGCGCGCGAAACGAAATTTTTCGCCGGCATAGGTTCCGGTTGGGATCACCAGCTCCGCCTCGATCCATTCTCGCATCGATCGCGGTGGCTGACCGATTCCAGCCCGCAGCGCTTTGGCGATGAGTGGATCGACCTCGGCCCCGTTATACTGCGAGCGCGCCGCCATCGATTTCTATCGCCAGTTGCTCGAGGAATTCATTCAACGCCGTTTGTCCTTCTTCACCGGCCACCCGATGCAATCGCGTTCCCAGCGACCGAAGACGCCCGCTGAGCCACTCCAGCCGCTCCGCCACCACCGCCTTCGAGACTAACTCGGACAGCTTGGTCTGGATGTCGATCCGCAAGATTTCCGATTGGCGTTCCAGCTTGGCGATCTCTTGTCTCAGCTTCTCCCGCTGGAGCTCAGCGTCGTCGATGTCGAGGTGTGGCCTGGCCGTCGCCGCTAGCTCCGAGACCCGCGAGTGGAGCGCCTTAACCACCTGGAACATATCGACCGTCGGCGAGCCTAGCGGCACGTCGTAGCGGGCTCCGAATTCGTCAACCACCTTCTGCTGCCGGCCGGCCATCTGGCAATAGACACCCTTGGGAATTCCGCGCAAGGCCGAGGTGAGAACGGCCGCTTGATAGTCTTTGTTCCAACGCTCGAGGGTCGACAGCTCCTTCGCGTTGATCTTTTCGCCGCGGATTTGTTTAGCACGGATTAGCATGGCCGCCAGCTCTCGCTGGTCCACTGCGGAAAGCGGCTGCGCTTGTTTGGCCATTTAGTTGCCGAACCATCTCCACACGAAAAACCGAGTCACCGCCGACCCGCAAATCGCCCCCAGCGTAAAGAATCCGACCACCTCGACGGTGGCCGCCTGCGAAAGGAATAACATGCCGAGGATCACGTTATAAACCTTCAGCAACTCCACTTCGCGCCGGAGGGCAGTGAGATCGGCGTGGATTTTAAGCCGATCCTCGTAGCATTCGTGATTTCGCTGCTCGAGCTCCTTCACCTTCGCCTTCAGATCGTTGATCTCGTCGAGCCGACCTTGATCTAGCGAGCGATAGATCCAGATTAGCGCGGAGATAGACCCAAGAAACCCAGCCAGCAAAATGGCCACGATCGACCACTCCCCGTTCGGGTTTCTAAATTGTGTCGTGTCGAGCTGGGCGATGAAGTCCGTCACCTTCCACCGGCTTTCTTGTACGTTTCGTAGGTCAACCAATCCACCTCGAATTCCTTCTCGCCGTCGCAGACCACAAACCACGGCGTCTTACGAGGTCCCGAATAATCTTCCTTCGTCACCGGCCACCCCTTCTTTTCCCAGGCTGGTCGATGCACGTTCCACCACACCAAACAAGGCGGACATCCTGGCCGCGTGAACATCTTCACCGAAGGGCTCAGCGGCTTTTGCTGATCGTCGATTACTGGGATGACGATGTTCGGATCCTCTTCGAGCGGCCAATGGGTTTTCGGACCTTCGACAACCTGCGGCGCTTCGATTTCGGAATGAAGTCGGATCTTGCTATAAAGCGCGTTGGCATAGAGCGGAATGGCCAGCAGCGTGATGATCGCGATCACCGACAACACCGCGTTTTCCAGCTCGGTTTGATAGCGGAGTTTATCCATCATGGCTCTCATGAAAACAGGCTTTGCCGCGTGAAGTCGATTGGGATTGGACGCGGCCGCGGCGACTCCATGTCGCTCCGGCCAATGATCACCGTCCACTGATGGCGCAACATCTGATCGACCGCCGAGGGGCTGACATAAGCGAACCCATTCACACCCCATCGCGTCCCCCACGAATTTTTCAGGAGGAACCAATATCCGGCCCCAGACTGTTGGCCGACGTCCGCATCGGGAACGTAACCCGTCAGCGTCACCGAGTGACCGCCATTCCCTGGATAGAAGTTTCGGATACAGCCCTTGGAATCAGGTTCAAACGAGCGACCCCACGAGACGCCGATCTGGAGGATTCCAATCCCCGAGCCGATAAAAGCCCGACCATCGACGGCCGACTTGATGTCGACATGGGATCGCAGTTTGTAAACGCATTTCGCGCGGATCTCGTCGGTGATGTAACCCCAGCCCGGATAGCTCGAAGGATACGGCGCATCAGCTTCCAACGGCAAACCATTTTTGGCCGCGACCGTTCCACCTTGCAGCGTCGAGCCGCCATCGCGTCGGATGTTGTTCGGCATTTGCGACAGGATGTAGGCCGCCATCCGGCTGATCTGGATCACCTCGCCAGTTTCTACCGCGTGGCAAAACTCGGCGCATTCGGAAAGCGCGTTTCCCTGGCAGGATCCGATCGACCCTTGATTTTCAACCTTCAGCCAACCTTGAGTCGCAAGCGGCGAGCGACGTGGATCCACTCGTTCCGGAATGTCGCCAGCCGAGGCATAGCTAGCCGAGATCGCCGTCGCCCTTAAATAGTCGCGATCCTCTTGTTCGATCGCATAGCCACCCACCATGTCCAGCCAATTCATCTTTTGCTCGCCTCCATGAATTGCCTAGCCAAGTCGCGCACGAAGTCAGCCGCCTCCGGCTTCAGCTTCATTTCATCGCGAGGTAGTCGCGATTGAACGTAGCCATCGAGGATCGCCCGAGCAGCCTTCCGCGCTTCGCCCGTCTTCGGATTCACCTGGTCGAAAAAGTCTTTATCCGACTTGATTTTTCCGGCGGCGATGTCATCCGCGGCGGTGTCGAAAATCTCAGAATAGCCGAGCATTTCCGCGGAAAACGACTTCCAGACAACGCCGCTATCGACGACCGGCGGGGTGAGATACTGCGGCGAAAGGAAGATCGCTAACCCGCAGAGGA